AAAAGATTAGATATTTTTGATCGCTGTCCAAAGTGCAAGGAAGTAATTGAAGCATGAAATATAATTTTTCATGTCCTGAATGTGAAACTGAAATAAAAGTAAGTGACACAAGATGTTCTAATTGCAAAATATTATTGGATTGGGAAACATGAGACAAGGTAATTCCATAACTGGAGCTCATAAATATACATGGACTGGGGATTATTATAAGGGAACTTGGGAAAAACCCCAAAAAAGAAATACATACAATATATGTAGAAAATCTAGTAAAAGCTATTCAAGAAAACATGTATTTTTAATTTCATGTTGTGATAAGAATGGTTTTGGGAAATGCTGTTTTTGTCAAATACCCTGGTCTAATCAATAGTATCTATAGTATGTCATAACACATACTATCCATACTTTTTTTTTAAAGCTCAAATCCTGAAATTATTAGACCATAGGAGTTAAGGTCCGTATCAGTTAATGTAATTGAATTACCTGTTAACACAACAGGACGAGACATTCCATTGATAAGTGCAACATCAGGATTTCCTAAAAATTGATAAATTCCTGATACACCACTAACCCAACTATTTAATTGCACGGGTGGAATTGCAGAACTACCCCAATGCGTTACCACAAAATCAACCGCACTTGTATAACTGATAGTGTTACCATCTCCACCAGCATGAATAATTTGTAAGGGATCGCCACTAACCATAATGATTATACCATCCTAGAATTTCTTGATATTTACTTCCTCTATTAATTGTAATTTTATTACATGTCATGGTTTTAGTTTCGTTTGTTGGTTTTTTATTTTTGTTTAAAACTGAAACTGTTATTTTAAAACTTTTACGAGGCATTAAATCCTCTTGTGCTTGAAATTTACAATGCAAACAAGTTGTTATAGGATATTCAGTTTCTACATTATCATGGTTACATTTGCATTTAATTCCGTACCATCTTGGTTTATCAATTAAACCGTTTATTTGAAATTTCAATTTAAGCTCCTACTATTCCAAGTCTCACATATAATGAACCATTGGCAATTTGACTTAAAGAAGTAGAAAGAGATCCACCATCACCAACTAATGTACTATTATGAGTATGTGCTGCAGTTCCTGTAGAACCTTCGCCTCCTCCTCCAAATCCCATTATAGACCCACCAATGGTTTAGATTTTGGCATGGCTGCCATCTGACCTGATATGATTGTAGGTCCTGCAGCTCCTGGTTGAATAGTTACTGAAACAATATTCATATTTGAAAATGAACGAAAGTTTGAAGATGGTAAATTAACCATTGTATCTGTAGATGAATTTAATCTATAACTAGCTGCATTGGCACTATCTTGATTTTCAATTTGAAGGCTTATTGCAATTGCATTAAACTCTGTTGGGAATGTTATAACTCTAAGATTACCTGGTGCTGCGGCTGGAACTGTAATTAAAACAGGAAATGATTCTAATTGTGTATCTGCAGGTTTTGTTAAGACTTCAAAACCTTGAATGACTGTAGGCATTTTTTAAAAACCCCTAAAACATGTTTGCGTATTTTACAATAAATTGGTATGCTTGAAGACCTCCACCAAGTATTGTTTGTGCTGATGAGTAACTTAATTGTTTTCCACCTGATGCACCACCAACTGCAATGTTTAATGGACCTGGTACGGTTCTACCTGCACTACCTGGATTAGAGTTTGCAGAGAAGAATGTAGGACCTGCTTCTAAATTATTAATGAAAAGTCTAGTTTGAAATTGAACTGTTGTTAAGGGTTGAACTGCATTTACATAATCTATTATTGAATTATCTTTGTTTAATTGTTGTACTGATAAACCTGTGACATCATCTGTTGCCAATAAAAACGTGTTAATTGCAAGCGGTGCTACTCTTGTGTATTGTCTCATAATTGGTACAGCCATCTATAGTACCTCCATAGCCGGGGTTAAATTAGCGTTTCCCCCTACTGGTCTTGAAAACATTGATAGAGCCATTGAGCCAATTATGCCTTCTATTCCGCCCATTAAATAAGCACCTGCTGGAGCTGCATAACGACCGATAGAAGATTGAGGAGCTACCATACCTATTACTGCTGATGCAATAGCTGCACCGCCAACTCCTAGTGCTACTTTTTTAAGTGTACTAGAAGATGTAATAGATTTTAAGCCTTTCACAGATTTACTTCTTCGCTTGACTTTATTAGCTTTTCGTTTAAGACCTGTATATGCACGTCTAGCGGTTTTTCTTCTACCACCTTTTTTAGTTGATGATTTTTTTCTTTTAGGTTTATTTCTTAAAGCTTTCATTTTTCTACCCCATGCTTTAGCAGCAGCAGATCCTTTTTTCATTTTAGCCAAGTAAACCACCTGTTAAACTTGATAATAATGATTTTTCTGCTGCAGTTGCTACTCTTGAAGATGGAAAAGCTGTGTTTCCATCTGGATTAATGTAAACATTTCTTCCACTCATGACATCAAAACCCGATCTACCACCTGGTTGTGCAATAGAACCATCTGGAAAAGCAAACGTTGCACCTGCTGGTGCTGATGGTGTTACTCCTGGTTGATCTGATGCACTATTCACAACTGGATCTAATACTGCCGTACTACTTGCTGTTATAGATTGCTGTTGAGAAACTCCCTGGGCTGAATCTCCATAAATTAAAGTCTTTAATGAGAATAATGGATCTAATAATTTGGCTGAACCTGCACCAACTCCGCCCAAAAATGATTGAGCACCTGCACCAATAGAACCCAACCCCTCCCCAAAAGCAGTAAAAGTTTGACCTAAAGCCCCCGCTGATTGTGAAGCCATTTGAGGTCTTGCTACAATATTTGCCAATGCAAAAATACCTAAACCAGCAATGGCAATTGGAATAATTTTTTTAATAATACCTGTAACCATTCTTCTAATTAATCCTTTGAGTAAATATATTTTTCCCCTTTACACGTAGGACAATCATGTAAACTAAACTTCTCAATACCGCTAGCTCCAACATCATTAGTAATTACTTGTCCTGTTGGTAAATAAGGAAATTCTGTATCTTCGCATGTCTTACAAGGTTGATTGGTCAACTGCTTTCTCGGGTGCTGCATTGTTCCCTTGTTTGCTGGTGAATTTTTCCACAATTGATTTAATCGTATCTGGGTTTGACTTAACATAATTTGTGATAAATTCTATTGCGTTTTTGTTCTTTAAAAGTGGTCTTATTGATGCTGGTAATTGTGGAGCTATCTGGTCTATGATGCTACCGATTGCACTAAATGGATCTGCAGCTTCATCTGCAGATACAGATATTGTTTTTTTAGCCTGGTTGACTCTACCTGTTAAACGTTTATTGGTTGTCTCCAATTCTGCAATGTAAGTATCGTATTGTCTTTTAATTTTTTGAGAGATTGGCGCATTTCTTGTGATGTTCCTAGTAGTAACAACGGCACACAAGCCACCAAATACAATAACACCCATGATAATATAGGGTAAGAGCTGCTCATACATACTATAATACCCTACATTTACTTAATATTTACCTATATCTCTCCTAAATAGACCCCCACACACCTGTATTTCCACTAGCTTCTAAGCGTGCGTGATTTTGTGCGGACATTAAAAACAATGAAAAAAAATTCAAAATTGACTACAGGAGGACATACATGTCCGACTGTTAACATGTTAATGTTAGTGTTGTATTTGAATGTGATGAAAAAAAATGAAAAAATTGACCATAAGGTTTTTAAAAAAAGAAAATAACAGAAATATAATGACTTATGAAAACAAAATTTGCAGTAGATGCACAAGAAGATGTTATTGTATAATATTTGGAAGTATACAATATTGTGATGCTTGTTTTGAAGCTGTAATGAACGACCCCGACTCAAAACCAATCATGGAACAACTGTTGAAAAACTATGGCACGAATTAGAACAACTACCTATACAATGGAAAAAAATTTTTGTGGTAGATGTGGCATAATTTTATCAAAAAGATTAGATATTTTTGATCGCTGTCCAAAGTGCAAGGAAGTAATTGAAGCATGAAATATAATTTTTCATGTCCTGAATGTGAAACTGAAATAAAAGTAAGTGACACAAGATGTTCTAATT